ATGACATATTAATCCTTGAAAAGGAGAACGAAAAAGATGCAAAGAAGTAGAGTTACGATCATGTTGTTGTTTCCGTATTATTAGTATTACTATTACTTTAGCAGAACATTTTAAACATGGACCAATTATTTTATATTTATTTGATATTTATTCACAAGAGCATAAGATAATCAGTGTTATCAACAATTAGAGCAATCACATGAAAGTAATCAAAGAGAAAAGTATCAGTAAGAAAGAGGCTGTAGGTGGCAAGAAAGAAACTTATAAGGTTAAAAATCCAATCCCAATGAATAGCCATAAAAAGCATCACGAAGAAGATGTTAAGGCTCATAAGAAATCAATTAAGTAATAATTAAGCCCTTAGGAATGAGGGCTTTTATTTTATCATTAGTACCTTTACAAATATTATCTCAATGTTAAAATCTGGATATGTACTATCACGCACCAGAGTCTGAAATTAAACATGTTTGTAGCTATCTTATTGGAAAGATTGACAATAATCTTATTAGTAATATAGATATAGATGATTATCATATATATATTTCTAATGGTGAGACTAATGGTGCTCTAATTGTAAACTTTAATATAAAAACAGAAAATCAATAAAATGAACCAAAAATTACCCCCTTTAAGCGACCGTGAAATATACGCAATGAGCCATCCAGATGCTCCAGACTTTGAGAGCGAGGCAATGAGCAAGAGTTGGTTCGATCCTAATTATAAGAGACCAATGACTACACCGCTTGAGCAGGCTGGACTTGTTAGAACTAAAGCTACGACTAATTTATTTGGCTCAATGTTTGATTTTATTGAAGATCGTAAATAAATGACTAATAGTATGGTTAAAAGCATAATTGCTTCTAAGGCTACTTTCGATTGGAAGCAAGAACGCTTGGTAGGTGTAATTGATACTTTAGTTGAGCAGGCTAGTGAAGGCAATTGCCGTAACATAGGAGTTATAGTTACAGCAATCAAAACTCTCAATGACATGTCGGGTCACAATGCCCCGGTATCAACAATTAATATTGAAGTCGGTGAGGATCAATATATTAAGCGTTTAAACACTGTCACGCTTGAGCTAATCAAAGAGAAAAGAGAACATAAACTAATTGAGGTATCACATGACAGAACATAGAAAATGTAGTTTATGTTTAGGCACAAGAATGGTGGGTACACCTTCTGGACGCTTAATTAGCTGCCCAGCATGTAGCACAATATTTACTCCTCCTGTCCTTGATCCAGCTAAAGTTGATACTTACTTAGATCAATGTTCAATCTCTGCCAATATTACCATTGTAGAGCCTGTGGTTGAGATTAAACCAGCAGCTGAGGCAAAGGTAGGCATGAGTGCTGAGATGAGGCTTAGTCGCAGCGAGAAGATGAAAAGATCGTGGATGGAAAGAAAGGCTAAAGCGGCTGAGGCAAAAGCTGAGTGATTAATGCTGGATATGATGAGAAGAAACTTCAAGAGACAGCTGAAGTAAAGGCTAGTCTTCTTAGTGATTTCATTTTATTTACGCAGACATTTTATAAACTTAGAACTGGTAGAGAGTTTCGTTTATATCCTCCGATTAATCGTGAGAATCATTGCTTAACAATTGCTAAGGCATTGGAAAAAGTTTGGCGTGGTGATAGCACAAAGTTAATGATAAATATTGCGCCACGTCATTCTAAGACAGAAATGTTAATTCACTATGTCGCTTGGTGCTTTGCTAATAATGCAGCGTGTAACTTTCTGTATGTCTCACTATCTTATGATCTAGCCGTCAAAGCTACGGCTCAGATTAAAGACATAATGGAGATGCCACACTACAAGCGCATGTTTGGTGTTAATTTACGTGCTGATAGTGCTGCTAAGGGTAATTTTCAGACTGAACAAGGCGGAACTTGTGTTGCAATAGGATCAGGGGGAACTTTAACAGGTTTTGGAGCTGGTTTGCTAGGTTCTGAAGAGTTTGCGGGTGCAATAATTCTTGACGATCTTGCGAAGCCACAGGAGATTCTGAGCCAGAAGTTTAGGGAAGATTTGAAAGACTGGTTCTTTTCTACTCTTTGGAGTCGTCGTAATGATTCTGAGAAGACACCAATCATCATGATATCGCAAAGATTACATGAAGATGATTTATGTGCTTTCTTGCTAGCTCAGGGTAACTGGGACTCGGTAATACTTAAAGAAATTGATGATGCTGGTAATGCATTATGCCCAAGTTTGCTAAGTTTAGTTGAGCTAAGAAGGCTTGAAGAGCAACAAAATTATGTATTTCAATCTCAGTATCAACAAAATCCTGTATCTCCTGGATCTGGGTTATTCAAAGAGGAATATTTTCCAATATTAGATAAACAACCAGAGATTCTTATGACGTGTATTGTCTGTGATACTGCATCAAGTACTAAAGAATGGGCTGACTATACGGTATTTGGTTTCTTTGGTATCTATGCTATCAAGCATTTCGAAAAAGAAACTGGCTTGTATGGTATGCATTTCCTTGATTGCTTTCATGAGCGCGTAGCTCCTAAAGACTTACAGCGTGAGTTTATGGCTTTCTATGCTTCATGTTGTGCCTTTGGTCAAGTGCCAAAGTTTGCTGCAATTGAGCGTAAGTCTACGGGTGAAACGTTAGTATCAGTACTTGATACAGTGCAGGGTCTAAATATAATTCCAATTGAGCGTAACTGCAAAAGTGGTTCAAAGACTGATCGTTTTATCAACTGCCAAACTTACGTAAGTCAGAAGCTAGTTACTTTTCCATATGGTGGTAAGCATGTTAAGACTTGTATTGATGAAATTGTAAAGATTACTGCTGAAAATAGTCATCGTCATGATGATATTATGGATGTAATTGCAGATATGGTGCAGATGGTATGTATCGATAAGAGTGCATTGTTTTATGTGGGCAATAGAAGTGATTCGAGAAAGCAAGCTGATAATATATTGAGATCTCAATTAAGGTTTAGTAATGATAGAATGGGGAGTTGGTAGGATGGCTACAAAAAAAGATAAAGAAAATTTGTTATATAAGTTTAATAATGAAATTAATGAAAAAATGCATATTTTTTTCATAGATTTAGAAGAAGGGTGCAAATCTTATGCTCATATGAATGATGATATGAATAATTTATATAATATCTTTATAAAATCTAAAGAAATTATTAGCATGCTTGAGGTAGATGATGAACCTATAGAAGAAGCACCAGTACAAGAAGACGATCCAATAGAAAGTAAAACAATAGATTATACTAATAGTTCAGTAGATATATTAGAATTATCACATAATACTTGTGATACTCTTAAAGGGCATGGGATATGCACCATTGGAACTTTATTAAATTTTCAGGGAGAAAGATTATTGCGCTTAAATAATATAGGAAAGAAAAAGGTGTATTGGATAAAAAATAGGTTGTCTGAACTTGGCCTAAAGTTAAAGGAAGATACATGGCAATAAAAAACGTACCAGCACAAGAAGATGAGCTAATACCATTAAGTAATAAAATTGGAACTAGTAAAATTACCATGTCATCATCGATACATAAGCTAGAATTAACAAATAGATTAATTAATTGTCTTATGAATGATAATATAAATAATATTGGAGAATTATTGAATAAAACAGAATATGAGATATTGACGATTCATCTTCTGGGAAAGAAATCGTTAAGGGAATTAAAAGAATTTTTGTCCTTTCACGGCCTAAAGCTAAAGGAAGATACATGCCAATAGAAAACAAACCAGATGTTGAGATGAGGGATATTCCTGGATATGAGGGATTATATATGATCACTAGAGATGGTAGAGTGTGGAGTTATCCACGTGAATGGATATGCGGATCTAGTTGGACCAAGAAAAGTCATAATGGCATGTGGTTAAGCTCAAGAAGCCAATTAAGATATCATTTATGTAATGGTAAAGATCAAAAAATTTTAAAAGTAGCTGCTTTGGTTGCAAAAACATATTTACCAGAACAAAAAAAAGGAGATAAATTATCTTTCAAGGATGGAGATAAGGCAAATTGTCATATTAATAATTTAGAATGGACTAAAGGGTCAAGAGAGCAGTATAGGTATCATAGAAAAAAAATAAGTCAATATACAAAAGATGGTAAATATATAAAAACCTTCCCAAGCATTATTACTGCGGCAAAAATTTTAAGTTTGGATGATAGCTCTATATCAAATTGCTTAAATGGAAAACATAAAACAGCAGGTAACTTCATCTGGCGTTATGCTGATTAGCATCTCTGTACTCTAGACTAGAGCTTTCTAGACACGCACACCCTACGATGACAGTTCGAGTACAAAGACTGTGTAGGTGTATTATACTGCTCGTAAACAATTATTGCAAAATTAGTCTAAAAGGTACAAAATTAATAAAACCTTAAGACTATTGGTGTAATATGACAGCTGAAAGAAAGAAAGAGAAAAGTGATACGCTTATACGCCTCACCAAAAACATAGAACGCTCTATGTCAACCCAAGAGCATAATATTCGTCGCTATCATTCTACACGAGAGTTTGTCCTAAGATCCAATCTGTCATCCAAGATGCGTAATAGTCTAACAGCTCTTAACAAACCTATTCTTGAGATGAATTATTGCAATGCTTATCTTAATAGACTTCGTGGTGAGTTCGTTGAGAATGAGCCATCATGTTCGTGTAGCATATCCGAAGGCGTTAAAGTTGATCAGAATTTAGAGATGCAAAGGGAGATAGTGGAAGGTCATCTACGCTATATCATGGCTGAGGCTAGACGTAATGGAATATTTGAAGAGATATTTTTTGAAGTAGTTAGTGGTGGTTTCTCGGCATCTAAAGTAAGTGCAGTCTATGATAATGGTAAGACTTTTAACCAAAAGATAGTCTGGGAAAAGGTTTTTGATCCAACTTTATGTGGATTTGATGTCTTAAGTCGTTCACCATCTAAAAAAGAAAGTACCTATAGTTTTGAATTGCACCCATATTCTAAAGAACAATTCGAACAGATGTTTGATCGTAAGGTAGAGGATTTAAATTTTACTAGAAATGTTAGTGAAAATTTCTCTTGGTTTTATAAAGTGAAGGACGAAGAAATTGTAGTGGTTGCAGACTATTACGAGAAAAAGAAAATTAAGACTAAGATCGTAGAGTTATCAACTGGTGAAGTCATAAATAAAAAAGATTATGATAAATTGGTTGAACAGTTAAGTCTTGAGTCTCTAGAGGCTCCTCCTGTAATTACGCAAGAAAGGGAAATGGAACATGATGAGATAATACGCTATCAATTGATTGGTGATACGATTTTATCTGAAGAAAAGGTTAAGAATGTTGATATACTTCCTCATATTTACTTTAGCGGTAATCCTGCTGTCCTAAGTGGTAATTGTTCAGCTCAAGATTCTGGTTCTGGAAAGTCCTATGTAATGGAGCGTCCATTCCTTATGGATTGTGAGGGCGTCCAGAAAATGACCAACAATATTATGATTACTCTTGCTGATGAGGTTCAGACCTATAGTCAGCAAAAGATCATGATTGCCGAAGAGAGTATTTCGCCTAACTATGAAGACCATATAACACAACCGCAGAAATACTCCACTTTGGTCTATCGTGCTTTCTATAACAATGATCCTAATAAGCCTAATCCAATGCCTCAACAGCTTGCTAGGCCTTGTTTTAGTCCTGAGATATTGGCTTTATTTAGTTCTATGCCAACTTTATTCCAAAATATTCTAGGTTCTTATGATGCTCAGATGGGTATTAGTGGCAATACTCAAATTAGTGGTGTGGCAATAACTCAAGGAGCTATACATAGTAGCGCTACTGCTAAACCATATATAGCCAACTTTATGCTATGTCTTAATCAAGTAGCAAACGTTATATTGCACATGATACCAAAGATATTTGTAAGTGAATTTACGTTGCCAATAATAGATAAGATGGGCGAAAAGCAACAAGTTCCTGTTAATGGTCCAGGGCAACCTTCACTCAAATTCGATCCTAACTCGCTTAAATTAATTGTTGAGGCGGGCGTAGGTTCGGCTGCAAGTAAGGCACAAAGTATGCAACAATTGATCCAGATGAGTACTGCAATGCCTATCCTATCTGACTTCATTTCCAGCAAGTGTTTACCAGAAATTGTAGGAAATCTCGATATTAAAGATAAGGATTTGATAATTTTAAAGGCTGAACAATATTCACAAGAGTTAGAGCAGAAAAAGCAAACAATGGAACAACAACAACAGCAAATGGCTAGTCAACCTAACCCATTAATGATGCGCGAACAAAATCATCAGGCCGAAATTCAGATGAAGATGCAGCAAAATCAAATTGAAGCTCAGAAGTATGAAATGCAAGCCAAGATTGATGAAGCTAAATTAAATTTAGAGCAAGAGACATTAGCTCTTAAGCGGATTGAGTTGATTGCCAAGACCCAGACAGAGCAAGGTTACATGGCATTACAACAAGAAAAGAATGATGCAGATATAGCACGTACCATAATTGATAAAGCACATGCTAGAGAAGATATGCATCATAGGCATGCTAAAGATCATGCTGAGCATGGTTTAAAGCAACATGAATTGGCGCATAAGATAAGTACTGGTCATAGGGTGAGTAACAACCCTCATTTTACTAATGAATAATTTAAATTGCTTCCATCTTAATCGCATTTTTATGGGTATTATTGTAAATTCCTCGACATTTTGCTGAGCAATAGTTGCGCTTTAAGTTGCTCAGTACATTCCTGGTGAACTTATTTCCGCAATAAGAACATGTGTAATGATAGGTAATTCTTGATTTGCTACATTCTTTGGAACAATAGTTTCCTGGTTTCCTATCTGGAGCAGTTTTAAATTCCTTACCACATATCACGCAAGTATTAACTACTTTAGCGGTAATTTTAAATATATTTAATGCTTGCTTAACGAATGTTAGCATATTAACTCCATTTTGGTCGTTTAACTTTCTTAGCTTTAGCTGCTGCTTGAATAAATTTATCTTTACAGGTTGTAGTACAGAATTTATTGACTGTGTTCGTATATGTCTGGCGAATAAATTCCTTACCGCATTGACTACATGTGTAATTATATATTTTGTTTTTCTTTCGGCATTCAAGTGAACAATAGTGAGAGCTACCATTAAGATTAGGTTTAAACTCTTTACCACAACCTTCGCAAGTTATAATCTTGCGATCCTGATGTTTCATAATGGCTAAAACTTTCTGAGCTTCTAATACAAATGGAGATATCATTTTTTAGCCTCTTTAGCTTCCCTTTTCTTGGTATTGGCTGTCTTACGACATTCCATAGAGCAGTTAACGAAACGAGAATAATTGGAATAGCAGACTCGAAAGAGCTTACCACATGCTGTACAAATCTTCTCGAGTGACTTATGATATTCTTTTTTAGGTGATTTATTCATTAATATAGTATAGCGGAGTATATCCAGATGGTAAATGAAAAGAAAAAGTGGATCGCTGGAGCGATAAAGCATAAAGGTGCATTACACAAAGAGTTAGGTGTTCCTGAGGGAAAGAAAATTCCTGAAAAGAAACTAGAGAAGGCTGAACATAGTAAAAATTCTATAGAGAGAAAAAGAGCAAATTTAGCAGTTACATTAGGTAAAATGGGTAAGAAATAGTTATGGCAAGAGGAACATTAAAATTTTTTACCAAAAATGCAGTAAAATATCCCGCACTTAAAAAAGAGATTGATATGAAAGATAAGAAAAAAGGTTATGCGTTAGCTAAAGTAGCTAAATTAGAAGGTGAGAGCCTTAAGTATCAGGCAAAAGAATCTTTGGGCAATAAAAAAGCTTCGCCGATAATGCGTAAAGAGGCTAAAGTTATAATTGCTAAAGATAAAGCTAAAAAGAAATAGATATTGGTGAAGCTGGTGGGAGTCGAACCCACTGTAGTAGCTTTCTACGATAAATTTTTGATATATCTGCGTTAGACCGATACGCTACAGCTTCATATAAAAATAGTTACTATTACCAATAGTAACGTTACCAGGATGGTAAAAATCAGTAGTAATCTATCT